GGTCTTCAGCCAATCAGTTGGAAGCCGCATCCTGCGCGCGACGCGCGTGTATCCTCGAACCTGATCGCCGGCAACGGTCTTCGCTTCACGGGTTCGTTCTACGTGCTCACCAACTTCCAATTCCTACAGACCAAAGCTCCGAAGCAGCTTGGTTTTCAGCTTCACATCATGCAGCCTCCCTACAGCAACGGTTCTCTCAGTGCCGGCACGCATGACCTAGACTACTCTCTGGACATTCGTCCGGATCGCGGATTCAACTCCGTCGAGGAGGGGTTCAAGCTGCAGAACTGGCTCCGTCGCAAGGGCTGGTGGTGCTGGTTCCGCCACACTGGTAGCTGGGCCGCGAAGAGCAGCTGGCACATCCACGGTGGACCGCTTCCTCCCGATGGGCACAACTTCCCGACCAAGGTTGGCGAGTACGTGGACGGCGGCCTGTCTCAGTGGGGCCGGATCGTGACCTCCTCGCAGCTCATGGACTACTGGAATCATTCGCTTGGCCTCAAGGGCCAGCATGCTTCGGGTCTAGACAACAACAAGCTGTCGAAGTACCCGCGTGACATCAAGTCGACCATCTGGGACTACAAGGGATACGTGAAGGAGAAGCAAGAGGAGTTCGCGGCATGACCTCGACCCTCCAATTCGAGAACACGCACTGTGCCGGACGGTTCGATCAGTCGGTGAAGCTCTTCGATACCCAGATGGACACGATGATGGCGTTCTCGGATGCTATCGGAGTCACAGAGATCGACAAGAACGCTCGAGCTCGGCAACTCAAGGCGCCGGGATGGGACGCGATCTGGGGCAACAAGGGCCCACGAGATGACTGCGGAATCACGATCCGCAAGGAGAAGTTCGAGGTTGTCTACGAAGAGACGTACACGTGTTCTCACGCCACCTACGTCAACGATCGTGGCAATAGGACGGATAGCACCGAGGCGGCTTTCCAGATCGTCAAGGACAAGAAGACCGGCGAGCTCGTTCTTCTTGGCGAGGTGCACACTCCTCACGGCATGGGCCCTGAGCTTCGGAAGGACAACGTTCGCTCCGACGTGGCTCGTGCCTATGTCCAGATCACTCGTGCCTATCTTCGTCGAGCCCGGATTCTGATGAAGAAGTTCAAGGTCAAGCTTGCTGCTCTCAGTGGCGACTGGAACCTGGACTTCCGACTGGCCTGGGTTCGTGCTTGGTTCCGGAAGTTCTTCGGTGGCTGGAAGATGAACTGGTCATACCCAGGTCTTCCGATCGACGGTACCCACGGCAATCGTGTCATCGACGGCACCCTCCTCAAGGGGCTCAAGCCAGTCAAGCGTCGGATCCTACGGCGTGCTCCAGGCGACGATCACAACGGTTACACCGAACGGCTTGTCGCTATTTGAGCCAAAATTCAAAATGCAGAGCGAACCTACAAGGAGGTGACGAATGGGTAGCATCCTTACCGAGACGAAGCAGACGCTAGGGCTGGGCGATGACGCCACTGGCTTTGAGCCCGAGCTGATCCTCTTCATCAATGGTGTCCTCAGCAATCTGAATCAGCTAGGTATCGGCCCGGATGAAGGATTTGCGATTGAGGATGCCGGCCCCACGTGGGAGGACTTCCTTGGCACCGACAAGCGTCTCAATGACGCTAAGCTTGTCATGCATTATGGTGTCAAGCTGGTCTTTGACCCTCCACAGCAAGCTCCTGTCATCATGTCGATGGAGAAGCTTCGTGACGAAGCTGTCTGGCGCTTGAATGTGCAGCGTGAAGAGATCCTTCACCCGCCGATTCCGAATTCCGGCGTTTTGTTTGTGAATCCTTACGACCGAGACGCCGTGGTTCGGATCGATGACGGACGAATTACCTCGATCGAAGTCGACGGTGTAGATCAAGGCGCCCTGTATGGGACGTTTGTGGTTCCGGCCACTAAGGCCATCAAAGTCACATACACAGAAGCCCCGACATGGAGGTGGTCCTGATGGGCATCGGAAACATCAACGCTCTGAAGCCTGAGAATTGGGTAGACCTCCCGTATGAACCTGATCCGGTTCTGGATGCATGGGAAGCAGCGGTTGCAAATCGGCCCAATGCTCGAGCGAACATCGTGCTTATGGGACCATCGACTGTGGAGGGTTACCCTACTACGAATTTCGATCTGACCATAGCTCAGCAACTCGCGTTGAGACTTCGTGTAAAGAATCCCACAGAGGGCTTGGCTAATCTTGGAAAGCGTGGGGGTCGAGGTCGACTGGGTGTTCCTACACCAGAAATCACTCCGGCCATTCCCTCGCCTCTCTCGTTTACTGCGGGTGCGTTTGATCCCACTACTGAGCTAGGTATTCCGGCGTTTCATATTGGCGCGAACCATGTGTGCTGGTACACGAATGTTCTCAACCAGAAGTTTACTTTCACAATGAAAAGCGACGAGACGTCGTTTGACCTTGTGCTAGGCAAAGGCCCTGCCGGACACGCTACTGCTGGATGGTACACGATCGATGGCGGCGTTCAAGTTCCGTTCTCCACAGTAGCAGGCGTTAACACTCTTGATGTTATGAATGTTGAGGCAGATGGCGGTTCTGTGATTGAGGTTGGTTGTTCTGGATCGGGATATTTGATTCTTGCAGAGGTTATCTTGTATGCCGGAGATGAGAACAAGGGAATCATGGTTCATGGAGTTGGACGCTCTGGCTATACCTGCGAGGACTGGGTCCTTGGAGCAAATATCCCGGGTGGCTGGCGTGAGTCACTAGCGAACTTGGATCCGGACTTGCTCATCATTGAATCAGGCGCAAACGATGCAACTCATGTTTCTGCTGTGCAATTTGGTTCTGACCTCACTGCTGAGATAGAGACAATTCGAGAGGGTCCGGATCCGCTGTCCACAGTTCCGATCTTGATCGTAGCCCCTTACGATTTCTCATCCGCCGCTGCCATGATGGATCCGTGGCGAGACTATGTGACTGAGATGGAAACGATCGCTGATGGCGATTCGACGATCTCGTTCTTTAACCACGGAGATCTTATGCCCTCGACCAACGCTGCACAGACGAACGGTTACTACTACACCGATTTCGTTCATGGCAGTGCTGATGGTAAGGGCTATGCTAAGATGGCGGAGAACCTCGCCAACCATCTACCGAAGGCTGCTGCAATTACCAATCCCACAGGTTAGGAGAGGAGGTAATCAATGGCTGTCTCTGAGACGCCGTGGAGTAAGTTCTCTGCTGCTGGCTATAGCGTAGAGCAGTGGCATCGAGCGTGCATCGTTCATGACCATGAAGGTCCAGCGACATCTAAGAACCAGTGCAAGCTCCCCGTTCGAGAACCAGATGGCACCCTCAATCGAGCTGGAGTTCATGCTGCCGCAGCAGCGTTATCTGGTGCCCGCGGAGGCGTAAAACTTTCAGTAAGCGAAAGGATCACTTCGAATCGAGCCCTAGTAGGTCATTACAAGCAGCTTGGTGAAAAGCCTCCGAAGACGAAGAAGCCTGCGTTTCTCATGCATGATGACTCTGAGGAAGTCTTGGAGTATGTGAGAACTGAATCCACTGTGGACGCTTGGCTTGCTCATCACGGCATCAAGGGCATGCGCTGGGGCATTCGTCGCGAGCGCACTTCTGATGGCACTGTGGGGTCCAAGATCGACAGCGAGCATTCTGACCCTAGCAAGATGGCTGAAGATGGCTCGCATGGTGGAGGTGGTACACATCTTTCTGCTGATGCTGAGCGCGTGGTCAACACGCTGAAGAAGACTGACGCAGAGATGAGCAACCGAGAGATGAAGGAGGCTGTTGAGCGGCATCGTCAGCTTGAGGCCTACAACAAGCTCTTCAATCCGCATTCATCTACGACCGCTGCGTTGCAGGCCAAAGTTGAGGCGTTGCGGTTGGAGAAGGACTACCGGATTCTAAAACGGGAACTGAAGCCACCTTCTACGGTGAGTAAGCTGATCAAAACCGCTTCTGCTGGGTTTTCTGCGTTCAAGCAGATCGATAACATTCTTGGTGGAAATCTGTCTAAGGGGCTCACGCGAAAGCTCGGTTTGGTTCAAACTTCGCCTCTTGAGAAGTTGAAGGCGCAAACTTCGCTCTTTAGCGCAACGTCCAAGAACATCGAGGCAAAGGCTGAACTTGCAGAGTTGACTAGGCTTCACAAGGCCATCCTTGCGGAGTCGAACCACGCTAGTTCTGCTCCTGCAGCTTCGAAAACAGCAGCCCCCGCAAAGACGGCCTTTGGCGGGAAGCATAAGCAAAAGGAGCCGACCCACATCAACGATCTCAGCAAGCCGTTGAAGGGTCCGAAGCACAAGAGATGAGAACGGAGGCGGCCATGGTTGATGAGAATCTCTCGAACACAGCAACACCGATCTACTATGGCCGCTTCCGCGAACAAGTAATGCGTGGCGAGATTCCTGTTTGTCGTGAAATCTCGATGGAGATGAACCGAATTGACGGATGGATTGAAGATCCTACGATCTATTACGATCCGGATGCCATCAATGGGTTCATATCCTATTGTGAGAATGAACTTACTCTCACCGATGGTGAGCCGCTAAGGCTTCTCGACTCGTTTAAACTTTGGGCGGAACAGATCTTCGGTTGGTGGACGTTTGAGCCGAAGAAGGTCTATGAACAAGCGACGCCGTTGAAGAAAGCGGGGTTCGTCTGGAAGACTGTAAAGCAACGGATGATCAACAAGCAGTACTTGATCGTTGCTCGAGGTTCTGCCAAGTCAATGTATGCCGCTTGTCTTCAGTCATATTTCTTGAACATCGACACTGAGACTACGCACCAAATCACCACCGCTCCGACGATGAAGCAGGCCGAGGAAGTTCTCTCACCCATTCGCACTTCGATCAATCGTGCGCCGGGCCCCTTCTTCAAGTTTCTAACCGAGGGTTCGATTCAGAACACCACGGGCAGCAAGGCCGATCGTGTGAAGTTGGCTTCGACTAAGAAGGGCATCGAGAACTTTCTGACAGGTTCGATTCTTGAGATCCGCCCGATGTCGATCAACAAGCTTCAGGGTCTTCGGACCAAGATCAACACGATCGATGAGTGGCTTTCTGGCGATCTCCGTGAGGACGTTGTCGGTGCTGTTGAGCAAGGTGCTTCTAAGATCGATAACTACCTGATTGTTGCCATCAGTTCCGAGGGCACCGTCCGGAATGGCTCGGGCGACACGATCAAGCTGGAACTTGCCGACATTCTCAAGGGAGTAGCTGGCGACTACGGCAACAACTTCTCGATCTGGCACTACAAGCTGGATAATGTCGAAGAGGTCGATGACCCAGATATGTGGGTCAAGGCCAATCCGAACATTGGAATCACGGTTGACTACGATGTCTATCAGCGTGACGTTGAGCGAGCAATTCAAGCGCCCGCGGCTCGTAATGACATCTTGGCCAAGCGATTCGGTCTCCCGATGGAGGGCTACACCTACTTCTTCACCTACGAGGAGACTCTTCCGATTGAACGTCGGTTGGATTTCCGTGGTCTGCAGTGCGCCATGGGCGCAGACCTCTCGCAGGGTGACGACTTCTGTGCCTTCACCTTCTTGTTTCCGTTGGCGGACGGGGCTTACGGCATTAAGACCCGAAGTTACATCACCGAGATGACATATCTACAACTTCCATCAGCTATGCGCTTCAAGTATGACCAGTTCATAGCAGAGGGCTCACTGGTCGTGATGCCCAGTACGGTTCTGGACATGCTGGATGTTTACGATGACCTGGATGCTCATATTCAGTTCATGGAATACGACATCTGTGCAGTGGGGTACGACCCGTACAACTCCAAGGAATTCATCGAACGCTGGATCCAAGAGAACGCTTCGTACGGTGTCGAAAAGGTCATTCAGGGCGCTAGGACAGAGTCAGTTCCTCTCGGAGAACTGAAGAAGATGTCTGAGGCGGAGCTGTTGCTCTTCGATGAGCAGCTCATGAGCTTTGCGATGGGTAACGCCATCACCTTGGAAGACAACAACGGCAACCGCAAGCTGCTGAAGAAGCGCCATGAAGAGAAGATCGACAACGTCTCTGCTCTGATGGACGCTTGGGTTGCTTTGAAACTCAACAAGGAGGCATTCGAGCTATGAGTGATAGGAAGGAGGTGACCTATGGGTCTCGGTTCTAGGCTAGCGCACGCATGGAACTCGTTCTTTACGGAGAATGAGCTTCCTCGTCCGCAGGCGACGCCCGCTTACGGTGGCTACACATCAACCGCTCGACCGGATCGTCCTCGCATGCGCATCAACAGTGAGCGCACAATCATTTCCTCCATCTACACCCGAATGTCCATCGACGTGGCCGGCGTTCGTATCGAGCATGTAGACGTTGACCCAGAAACGGGTCAGTATCTTCAGACTCGAAATTCGGGGTTGAACAACGTCTTGAACGTTGAAGCCAACCTGGACCAGGGAGCTCGACACTTCCGACAGGATATTCCTCTCTCCCTCTTCAACGAGGGATGTATCGCTATTCTTCCTGTGGATCTCACTGCAGACCCAAACAAGACGAGTAGCTACGATGTCCTGACGATGCGAGTCGGCACCATCACTCAGTGGTGGCCCGAACAAGTTCGCGTCCGAGCGTACAATCAGAAGTCAGGTAACTACGAAGAGGTGGTCGTCGATAAGGTAGATTGCCCCATCGTAGAGAACCCGTTCTATGGCGTGATGAATGAGCCTAACTCTACCCTTCAACGATTGGTCCATAAGCTCAGTCTTCTGGACAACGTCGACGAGATCTCGAGCCAAGGCAAGCTAGACATCATCATTCAGCTTCCGTATGTTGTCAAATCCGAGACACGGAAGAGTCAAGCCAAGAAGCGAATGGAGGATATCCAGGAGCAGCTTCAGGGCAGCACCTACGGTATCGCCTACACCGACGGCACTGAGAAGATCACTCAGCTCAACCGTTCGGTTGAGAACAACCTTCTGGAACAGGTCAAATACCTCAAGGAGGAGCTCTACAACGAGCTGGGCTTGACCCCGGAAATCATGAACGGCACGGCCGACGATGTGGCCATGCTGAACTACATGAACCGCACAGTTGAGCCCATCATGGATGCGATCATCGAAGCAATGATCCGTGTGCTCCTAACCAAGACTGCTCGCAGTCAGGGACAGACGTTGATGTACTTCCAGACTCCATTCAAGATGCTCCCGATCAGCAAACTCGCCGATGTGGTCGACGTTCTCAGCCGCAACCAGGTTGTTACGCCGAATGAGATCCGTCCGATCCTGGGTCTCAAGCCTTCCAAGGCCCCTCAGGCCAATCAGTTGGTCAATAGCAACATGCCTCTCGATAAACAGGTCACTGGAGACCAGGAGGAAGCAGCGCCTGATGACGATCCCGCGAGCGCGCCCGCGCCCGCATCCGCTAATCCAGCAGACGAGGATGAAGCTCGCCTTGATCTGATGATGTCGGATTTGGGGTTGTCATAATGCCTTACGACCCGCAAACCAAGGCTGAGTACAACAGGCAGTACTACGAAAGGAACAAGAAGCTGAAGGGCCGACGGCCCGGAGGTGATACCGACACTGGCAACCTTCCTCCGAAGGGCGCCCCACCCAAGCCTTCTCAGGATGACGAGAAGGCCGCTGCTGCAAGAGTGACTCGGTTGAAAGCTAAGGTGAAAACGCTGGAAGGCGCCCTTACCGAAGCCATGAATGCTCTTGTTGAGAAACGAGCAGCCGAAAAGAAAGCAGCAAAGGAGAGCTCTGACGGAAAATCAACTGCGAAGGAAAAGCAGTCGTCCGAGGAGTACCGTGACAAGCACAAGCAGGAGCTGAAGACCAAGGAGAAGCAGGAGTCCAAAACTGCGTCTCCATCATCAAGCGGTGGAAGCAGCTCCTCGTCACCCGCATCGAGCAACAGTGTCTCAAGCATGAGTGCTTCAGACCTTAGTTCTCGGATTATCAAAATCAAGGCCGCCCTACAGGAGGCCAAGCGTCAACTCTCGAGTGCCACGCAGAAACTTGGACAAATGGCGCACTCGGCGATTATGTCCGATCCCAAGGCAAACGAACACTTTGCTCGATTCCAATCCGCAGAAAGGACTAATTCATAATGACAGAACTCGCGGATTTCAGTGGCTGGGCTACGAAGACCGACCTGGTCTGCAGTGATGGTCGAACGATTCTTCAGGACGCCTTCGCTGAAAACGACGGAGTTATCGTGCCGCTCGTATACGGGCATGACCATAACGACAACTTGCAGGTGCTGGGGCACGCCAAGCTCGAGAACGTTTCGGGTGGCGTCCGCGCACATGCTTTCTTCAACCTGACGGCCAAGGGCCAGGCGGCGAAGGAGCAGGTTCGGCATGGAGATCTCAAGTGGCTCTCTGTGTACGCCAATCAGCTCATCGAGCGCGGCAAGCAGGTCGTCAAGGGCAACATCCGAGAGCTCTCTCTAGTGCTGGCTGGCGCCAACCCCGGAGCTGTGATCGATCACGTCGCGCTTGAGCATTACGACGGTGAGAACATCATGGACGGAGAGGCGTTCATCACGACCGGTCTCGACGTGGAGATCCCTGAGCCTGTTCAGGAGCTCGCGCACGCCGACGCAGCTGTCGACGACGAGA